GAGAACTCCTGTTAAAAACCATATCAACTCCTGTTAAAAATTGGGTGGAGGTACTCGCTACACCGACATTTGGGAGTCCAAACCTGTTGTGTCAGCATCCGCTTTCCCTCCGATATTCACACTTTAGAAGGGAATGTCAGAATCGTCAAGATTCTTAGCAACTGGCTTGCTTGCTGGTGGCTGTGCATCCCGTGGAGACACTGCCAAGCCCATAAACTTGCCCGTTTTACCTTCTTTAATCCAAGCAGATAGCCAATACTCCTGACCATCTACCATGATATTTCCTTTGTAATCAGGATGCTTTTCTGTTTCTTTCTTATCGTTCTTAAACAGAACACCTGAGTTGTCTTTCTTTTCCATATTAACCTTTCAAAGCATTTAACTTATTAACTTTGTCATCCACTTCCCGCAAGAACTGAATAACCTCTCCTTCTAGTTCAGCAATGTACAAATTACTTCTAGGTACACGCTTTATGAACAACTGAAGTCCCTCTGGCATCCGTGGGTCGTAACTCACGAAATCACACCAATCACGCTCTGCACAAGCCATTTGCCATTGCATTTGGTCATAGTATTTCTTTGCTACCTCATCACCCAATAAAGTATCAATATGGGTGGCTGTATGGGGACATTTGATCTCCAAACACCCGTAATCACCTACAAGCCCGTCAGGACTAGCGGCAGACATAGCAATTGTTGGATGGTCAATAGCACCTACCTCGTCCACCAAAACGCCTGTCTTGCTCTCATAGGCCGCCCTAGCAAAACCTTCATTCTCGATGCCCCACTCCATTGCCGCATTTGTGTAGGACTCAGCGACTTGGTTTGTCATGCGCTCGACTACCAACTGAGCCATGTAGTTAGCCCTACTGGTGCTGTAACCTGACTTTGTTTTGGCAACGATGTCAGAGATGCGTGATGCCGTAGCCTTGCCACAGCGTTGAGCAAACCACTCTGGACTGCCTTGTTCTACTTCACTCATGCGTCCCTCGCTTTCATCATTGCGTTTGCTATTTGATAAGAAGCCATAGAAATATCTTCTAAATAATTCTTGTCTTCTAAAAACTCACAAGGGTGATAGTTGTGCATTAACCCTTGCATAGCCTTAGCCGCAAAGTAATCACGCAAGGTCATGCCTTTAGTTATATAAGTTTCTTCTGTTGGATGTCTTACAAATGAGTGTGGAAATGCTGGTATGTCTTTCATTTCAGCACCTTCTTCTTAGCATTGGTAGCGGCAATCATCTTGGTCTGCCATGCCTTGTTGCCATCGCAATCCGCAAATGCTCTGATATAGATGTCTTTTAGTTCATCTAGGGTTATGGTGGCTTCAATGGCGGCAATGTAGTCAAGCATTTTGCCTTCATCTGGAGTGCCTTCCTCAACAGCGTTAGGGTCTGTTATAGCGTCTAAAGCATCATGTTCAACAATGTGTAACACCGACACCCAAAGATAGCGTGTGAGGTAGGTTTGTACAGCACCAAGGTTCTGCACTTCATGGCAACCTTTTAGGGCGGCTGAAGACATTGGGCTTGTGAAGACGATGATCTCGTCAGGCTTCTCAGTATTAACAACAATTAACTCAGCAATCTCTTTTCCAAAACGAATGATGGAAGTAAGACCTACCTCGTTAAAGATTTCAATAGCGGGGATTACGAAATCGCCTAACTCAAAATAGTAATAGTTAGCAAACTTGTTGTAACCTGTTTTCTTGAGGGCTTTCTTGTGGAACTTGGCTCTAGCCTCATTCAGTTTTTGATATGCATTCATTCTTAACTCCTATTGTTTAATTGACTTTGTTTAACTTGCTCTTGACCTATCCAGTGACTTAACCCAATCAGGTCTGAAATGATGGTGTTTATCTCTGAATAGAACCCAGTATATTGCTTATTCAAACACATTTTATCTAGGGTTTTCACCGATTGTTCTATCCTCATTAGGATGGTTGAGTAGTCGTTCAAAAGTATCTCCAAAGTGCAACTGAAACCATGCTGATAACAGTTATTAGTCCAAATAAAACCCAGACATCGTGGATGTTTGGTGCTGAGTAATACGCCCCCTCGAAAACGCCTTCATTGACATAATCCTTTGGGAACGCCTCTTCCAATGTTCTTGGAAACATTCGGGTAGTTGGGTTGAAATCATCCATTAAGAATCTCCTGTGCTATTTCTTGTTTGCAATCGTTATCAAGGTACTTGAACTCGACAAAGTGGTTCTCATGGCAACAGCCAATCTTTTCATTCTGTGGTTGTAGGCAATAGCAACAGTAGTAGACATTCTCTTCATCTTCATAGATTGCTTGTAGTTCGTCTTGTATTTTCATGGTTTACCCCGCTATTCTTTTAAGTTCTTTTTGTTCTTTGCTCATCATTCCTGCAAGCATAGATATTTTTGCTTGAGCATCTGAGTTTTTTGCTCGTTGAGTATCTGTTAACAAATCAGTTTTTGTAAAACTAACACCCATTGCCATTCGTTTCATTTCTTTTGTAATGGCTTTAACTCCAGCCTCAACAGCATACTGAGTTTGTGATTCAGGCGCAATAACCATAAAGTTTCCAGCATGATCACTTACCAAAAGCATACAGTGAGCCGTAAGTAAAGTATCTTTTATTTCGGTAATGCACTTAAGCACTTCCAAATCATATCTACGAACATCCTCAATGCTTTGTGGTGGGTTAACTTGACAAAGTTCAATTAAATGTTTTCTTTTAATTGTGCTTCCATAAGTAACTCCACTATCTAGTAATTTTCTTGTCGCTTCTTTCCAAGCGGGAAATAGTTTTGTGTTCTGCATTACATTGCTACCTCAAAACGACCAAAGCGGGGACGATAATCTCCAAGTCCTATGAGGTTTCCAGCATCTTCTAAAGCCTTCTTAACCTCTCCGATATTGACCACATCCTCATTGATAGCAATAGTTGCAATAAAAGTCCAATCACGAAATATTGGACGATAACGAATAATTTTTGCTGTGCCGACCTTAACGCCTCTTGCATCACGCTTTGTTGGGTCTTCCCACAGTTTCTCAGGGGTCATCTTTTCATATCCAACCAAAGGTAATTCATCCTCAATGACGTGAACCCCTTGTTTAAACTTAACTCCAAGTTTTTGTAATTTAGCCGCATTGATTAAGCAAGACTGTAAGTTTTGTGCTGGCATAAAAAATCCTGTTCTTTCATTCCAGTAACAACCACCAATAAATTCGCTTTTTGCAATAGAGATTAGGTCATCATCAGTTTTTTTACGCTTACTTGTTAACTCTTTGTGTTGTTTGGTCAAAGGGTCAAGTGGGTTAGCAAACCTATCTGAGTGCATTAAAAGCGAAGATTTACCTGTGATTTTTATTGACAATGTTTTCATATTAACTCCATTAAATTTAAGTTGACTGATGCACGTTTGCATCGGAAGAGAGACTGCTTCCAATCTCCTATCCGCTACATTAGCCCATGCCTAACCTGACCTCGCCTGACCGTGCCACTCCCGACCTGACCTTGCCCCGCCTTAACACTCGAAGAGGTACTCTATGAATACCCTATCGACTGTTTCCAGTTCCATGCCTAACCACACCAAACCTGACCACAGCCCGCCTTACCAAGCCGTATCCAGCCTTGCCATTAACACTCGAAGAAGCACTATTGCTAATGCCCTATCGACTGTTATCAGTTCCTTGCCATACCAAACCGAACCCGACCATGCCCCACCACATCGAACCCGACCATGCCAGATGCCTTAGTACTCGAAGGAGGACTATCTCTAATCCCCTATCGGCTATTAAGCCCATGCCCTGCATCGCCAGACCATGCCCCACCACAGCGAACCCGACCCCACCGCATAAAAAATAATCTTAATAAAAAATAAACAAAAATAAATAGGTGTTTTACCTAGTTTGATTTTTCTAAAACATGAATTCTTTGTTCTAGTTTTTTAACCAATGCTTCTAGGTCTTTAATGCGGTCTAACAGCATATCTTGATATGTGTAGTCGCTCTTGCGGTATGGGGCTGTAATGCCCATAGTAGGTCTATCCATCATTAACTCCTGTTTAAAAAATATTAACTTTTCATCGCTCTCACAAATGCGGCATAACTAGCGGCTGTATCACCAAAGGGTAACTTAGCCAACTCGACAGCCACCTCTTCTAGCACATCATTACGCAACAATAGTGGGTCTATGTTGTTTGGCAATGTGCGTAGATTCTCTGTCAAATCCCTGACCAATGCTCGTTGAATTGAACCATCTGTAACGCCAGTAGAAATCTTCTTTTGTTCAGCAAGGTATGCCATGTTTCTGATCTGGTCAGTCACATCAAACTCCAATTCGTCAAATGCTTGGTCAAGTTTTTCGTTCATCTATTAACTCCTGTAACTTTACTTTTAGGTCATAGTAGCCATTTGTTGTTGCGCCTACCATGACTGCAAGATCACCAATCTTTTGCTTTAGTTGTCCAATCTGGAAACGCAATTCATTGATCTCTTGCTGTATCTCAAAGTCCATTACTCTCTCACACGAATAGTATCAACAATGTTTTGGGCAAGATGCTGTTCTTTCACCATGTTGAAGATGATTGAAGCAATAACATCTCTTTCATGTTCAGCACCTAAGTCAAATGCGTTTGCCATGCCTGTGACTGTATTCTCATTACAAGCCGCCATTCTCAAGTGCTGAATCATCTCTGCTTTAGTCAAAACAAGTCTCCCATTCTTTGTGCCATTGTGTAGTTATATCTCGCATCTCATCCATTGCTTTATTCTCGCAGTGGTTATATTGCTTCTTGCTTATATCGTAAGTGATGTGCTTATCTTGCTCATCAAACACACTAAAGTCAATCTCGTAATCGTCTGAGTGGTCAGCATCGAGTTCATCTTCTGGACTCAGAATGTCAAAGCACACTAAGCACTCGCCAACGCCCTCCAAATACACACAAATCTCATGTTGAAAATCTTTAGGTTTTACCGACATTATTCACTCCTTTTTAAGTTGGTAAGAGGATTGTCAAGGATTAAAAAAGGCTTGTGAACTAGGATAAACCCTATGTTGACAAACTATTTTTAAAGGTAGTATTGCCTGTCAAAAGGAGACACACATGGAAATGAAACAACAACATTATGCAATTCTCAAGAGGTTGCAACATGGCGCATCATCCCTCAAACGCTTCACAGACAAAGATGGTGAAGTCGGCAACCAAGGCTTCCATTATCTGCGTTATCTGAACGATCTTCAGAACTTTGGCTATGCGCTAGAGATAGGTGACGTTTGGCACATCACGGGGTTTGGAGTGGCTAAGTTGGCAGAACAAAAGCCAAGGGTAGCCAAGGAAAGAGTGGCGGCTGGAACTACCACCGAAACCTATGATGGGGCTGACCTGAAGCAAAGTGGCATCAGAGAAGGTGCATTTGATTTCCTGAAATACCCATCAAAGTTTGGGGACAATTTGGTTTATCCAAGAATTTCCGTATAATGAACTCCATGCGCTTGACGGCGTTTCGTAGTAGGGTTACACATGAAGTCTGCTGGAACTACGCCAGTCCGTCAACACCGAAAGGTGAGACTTCAGTTGTAGCCCTTTTTTTATGGGCGATTTATGAGAATTAAAAACTGGGATAGGTTTCAGCATTTTAAAGATAGGAAACCAATCTGGATTAAGTTATACAGGGACTTACTTGATGACCTGAATTGGCATGAACTTGATGGAAAGTCAGCCAAAGCCTTAGTAATGATATGGCTAATAGCAAGTGAAGACCTTGGAAAATTACCTGAAACAAAAACTCTTGCTTTTCGTTTAAGAATGTCTGAAAAAGAAACTAAAGAAGTAGTTATAAGGCTGTCTCAATGGTTGGAACAAGACGATATCAGCCCGATATCAGACGGATATCAAGATGATATGCCAGAGAAGAGAAGAGAAGAGACAGATAAAGAGAAAGAGAAAGAGACAGATACGCCATCAGGCGTTTCACAACAAGTCTGGGATTCTTTTGTTAAACAAAGGAAAACTAAGAAAGCCCAAGTTACCGCCCTAGTCATTGATGGAATACAGAAAGAAGCAGACAAGGCTGGCTGGACTTTAGAGATGGCATTGAATGAGGTTGTTGTTCGTAACTGGCAGTCTTTTAAGGCTGAATGGGTAAAGGATAAAGTCTCCAATGCTGAACGCTTGTCGAACTCTATGGCAGTCCTTACTAATGGACTTACAGCACCAAAAAAACAGTTTTGGCAGATAGAGGAGAGCAAAGATGTCTGATTTTTGTAATATGGAACAAGGTTTTGACTATATTTTTGGGCGCATGAACGCTATTTATGGCAATGATTTCGCTCGTAAATGGGATGGAATTGACCCTAATTTAATTCGCCAAGAATGGATTGGGACTATGGGTAGATTTTTGACTTATCGCCCAATAATGGATTACGCCTTGAGACATATTGACCCTCAAAGGCCACCATCTTCTTTGCAATTTAGAAAGATTTGTCAGGATGGGCCAAATTTTCCACAACCTGAACAACCTAAAAGAATTGAGACTTCTGTTCCGCAAGTTAATGAGGATGTCAAAAGAGAGGCATTAGAAAAACTTGCAAAACTAAGAAAAGAATTTTCTAGTTATCCAAGGCACATATGACCATAAATGACGCAAATAGAATCCTTGACAGAATCCGAGAAGGATACCCAATGCCCTTGGCTATCACAACTCAAGCCTTACAACGGACAGGAGACATTCCTTGCCTATCTGATAAACCATTACGCACTAATGGCGATGAATCCCGCAACGATAGAGCAATCGAGATGGAGAGCAAAGGAACTGAAAAAGGATTTTCCTACTCTGCCTACCTTGATAGCCCAAAGGATAAAGGAACTTAAAGATGCTACCTGACCCAATAGCAATAGTAAAAGTCATTCAATGGATACTAAAAATCAAGGATAAAAAATGAAATGCCCTAAGTGTCAATCAGACAAAAACAGGATTACAGAGACAATCCAACATGAGGAATTCACCTATCGTAGAAGAATGTGCAATATGTGCTTTACCCTTTTCAGGACAAAGGAAGAGGTTTACAAAGGGGTTTTACCTCAGAAGCCCCGTAGACTGACTAAGGCTGAACCGAAAGAGTATCAAAAGCACTTTGCGACAGACTTGCTTAAAAGGTTTTGGAAATGAGCGTGTTCATTGGGTGCGACCCTGCAAGTGCCACAGGCGCAATAGGTGTTCTTGATTCTCAGGGTAACTACATTGAGTGTTTTATGATTGAACACCAAGACAAGCACATTCGTGCAATGGTGCTTAAAAATGCACTTCTTAGGGCAATAGACCCAAAAGAAGGGGCAGAGATAGCAATAGAAATGCTCTATTCACGCCCAAATCAGTCATCTAGCGCCATGTGGACATTCGCTAGGGCAGTAGGTGCAATAACCGCCATTTGTGAATTAACTAACTATCCTTGCCACATGGTGCGCCCTCAAGTGTGGAAAAAGTTTTATCACATTCACGATAAAGACGATTCGCTTGATATAGCCAGAATGTTTTGGCCTGAAGCCCCGTTAAAGCGAAAGAAGGACAACAACCTAGCAGAAGCCCTTTTAATTGGGGACTATTGGAGACAGCAAGTAATGGGTTTAAGAGATGCCAAAAGCCCTGCCAAATAGGCCAAAATATGACGATATGCATGGGCATTTGTTCAAGTTAACAGAATCAGAACGTCATATTATCAAAACAATAGGCAAAGGGAACTATGCAGAAGGGGTAAGAATTTGCATCATGTGGGGCGCACATTTTTACAATCTTGGGCTTAATATTGAGATGGATTTGAAGCACATTGGATTGGTTACTGTTTCCAGCACCGATAACTATCCGCACGAATAGGGTAAAAACGCATTAAAACACCCCTAGAAGGCTATCAAAATTTTAGGGTGCTATGGTGGTGGCGTGAATAGGGCTTATAGGGCTTAAAAATAGGCAAAGAAAAACCCGCACATGGCGGGCTTAAATTGTGGGTTAAGGGGATTATTTTCTTTTAAGGATAATTTGAAGGATAAGGGCTAGGGTTGCGTAGATCATAAATAATCTAGCCTCTGGAAGGTTTCATCGTCCCGCACCCCGTCAACTACTCGATAGAGTGTCGTTATGTATTTTTGTGGGTCTGATTCGTCAATCCAGATATTTATATCTAGCGTTTCGTCCCATGCGTTCCAATAGTCCTCTAGATGAAAATCTACCTCTTCGGGTTTGTGGGTGTCTTTTATGCCCTCAATCAAGCCACGGACAAATTGCCTGATTAAGTCTAATTCGTTAGGGTCTTTCATTTATGCCCCCTCAGTCATTGCAAGGGCTTCGGCTTTGCATTGCTCTACCTGAGCAAAATCTAGCCCTTGGGCTATGCTTTCGGCTAGGTCTGAGGCTTGGGTTGCCTTTTCATCACTTGGGGCGATTAGGGCGAGAATTAGGGCTTTTGTAAGGGCTTGGGTTTGTGTCATGGTGTCACCTCAAATGGAATTGACGATTTAATAAAACCCTCTCGGCTGTCATAAGGCAGAGAAAAAACAATGCCAAATTGCTTATTTATCGAAGCCTGAACGGATTTAGGCAAAAATTGCCATATATCCTCGCTCATATCCCCGTCAATGTAAGCCTCTGCTGGTTTACTGTCTCCCGCATAAATTGCGCTTATCTCTACCCCATCAGGCGAGACAATACGCTGAAGCCCTGCAATAGAGCCATGTTTTATTGTGTATATCATGCGCTCACCTCTTCTTTTTGGCCTAATTCTTTGAGAATGTCGGCAAGGTTTTGCGCCTTTTTGTTTAATTGGTAAATTGTGTATTCAATGACATATTGATAATGCCCAATTTCGTCAAAAGTATCAAACCAAGCATAAAAGGCTTTATCTGCCTTTTCTCTATTTGTGTGGGTTTCTTCTAGTTTTGGGTGATAAATAATTGTCCCAAAAAGGTCAAACAGAACGGCACGATAGCCCCGTTTTGTGTGTTGGTAATCAATGCTGACAGTCTCGATAATCTTAAAAAATGCCCCGTCTGATACTGGCAAAGCCGATAAAACCCGTGAGCCGTGATATTTAAGGGTTTGCGGGTCCACATAATGTGTGCGCCCTTCTAGGTTCTTTTGTGCGGATATTGTGGGATTGTCTGAATATTGGCGCTCATACCTTTTGGGTAATGATTCATGCGTAAGAATGTTGGCGAGTGTTTTCATGTGTTAACTCCTATGAATAAAAAACCCTAGTCAATCACTAGGCCATAAACCCCTATTGCTAAGGGTTTACAGTCTCAGGGATTAAGCGTTAAGACCTTGCAACCATTCGAGTATTGGAACGGCTTTATAGAGTCTCTGGTTGATTGCTTTGGCTGTATTCTCATTAAAGGTTTCAAATACTGCTGTATTTGTGGCTTTATTGACAATCACCCATGATGCTGTTTTTAGTAATGATGACATGATTATGATGCCCTTGCTATTTTGGCAAAGGCTTTGTAATAGTCCATTGCCATGCGGTAATCGTCACAACGTATTTTGTCGTGCAATTCTGTCCCTTTGTAGCATTGGACTAGATAGTAGCCAGAGGGAAACAGTTTCTCTAGCGTGGCGTATCCATTTGGGAAAACCTTGATTTTGCTCATGTTGTGTGACTCCTATTAAATTAAAACGTCAAAGTAAGCAAGGGCTAGGGCTGAAAAGCAAAGCCCGAGCAAGATAGAGGCGAAAAGGTTTAAAAGGGATTGTTTCATTATTTGCCTTCTTTTACTATTTGATACATTGACCAGCCGATAGTGGCCACGTATTCGCCAGTCTCAAATAAATGAGCAATCATATTCTTGTCTGCGGTATTCCATCCCGCCCAGTCTGCCCGCTCTCGCATGACTTCAGACCAGCCCCGTAGTTCTGATTTTGAATGGTAGGCAATTAGAGGATTGAAGGTTGTCATTGTGTGTTTACTCCTATTGATAAATGAAAGGGAAAGCCCCGAAGGGCTGAGAGATTACTTACCGAACCATGCCTTATCATAATCGCTCATGTGCGACATAAACAGGTCTTGGAAGGCTTGCTCTAGTGTGGCTTTGTTCTTCTTGTCGGCTTTGTAATAAGCCTGTGCAATAGCATCTGCGAAACTGCCAGAGGTCTCCATTGCCTTTGCCGCATTGAAGTATGCGTTCCACGTGTGAGAATCTATATCGGGGAATTGTGTCATTGTCATTTACTCCTATTGATTAAATCATTAACTGAGACATCCTTGCGGACAATAAATACTATGCACAACCCGTGCCAATAATACTATTTATAAAATACCTATATAAATCAATGACTTACAATAACTTAACATAATAAGTATGCACCTACATAGTGCCACCATTACCACTATATAAAATCATGCACTAATAACGCGCATTGTATACACTTTATTCCCTATATAAGTGCATAAGCATATAATGTAATACTTAGATTGTATACAATTTCTAGATGTATTCACACGCCACATGGATGACAGCGACCGCAAAATAGTTTCTAGTTGTGAGGTGACAGCATGACAAAATACAAAATTACTATTTCCCTAGAAATTGATGAAGCAACATTTACAAAATTTATTTGGGAATTATGGTCTTTTCTAAATGACCGCATGATAAAAAGCAGTAACCCTAAAGGAGTGCTTAAAGATGCGGTGATAAATACTGAAGTAGTTAAAGAAGAGGTGACAGCATGAGACAGCATTTATACAATTCCCTTTGTGCCTTTGCCTTTTGTAGCGCATGGGTGCTATGCCTATTGGCATACTTCGACTGCCTGACCTTCTAAAGTCTAGACTGCTGACCCTCATGGGGGTTAGTGGCCTGTGCTTTGCATGGGGTTTTTTAATCAAACAGGAGTTAATAGCATGACTGAATTACTTACACCAACTCAGGCCGAAGTTACCGAAGAAAATCGCCTTCGCTCTCACGTTCAACAAATTGTCCACAATATCGAGCATGGCTTCCCCGATGAGATGGGCGAAGATGACCAGCCCTTTAGTGCCTTCGATTATCTTCAAGACGCCTTAGACTTTGAGTATGTTGTCAATGGTAAAAAAGAATATTTAGGGGCTAGGGTATTGGTTGCCTTCGGTGGCCCGAATATTTGGATTAACACACGAAATAAAACAGTAGAGGGCTATTGGTGGGGCGATAAGTGCATTTTGCCTTATGACGATGACGCTATGGGTTTGGATGACGCATTGTCTGAATTGTTTAACTGTTAAGGGGTAAACAATGACATAC